TGGAGGAAAGACTCGTGTCCTTCTTTGGACTCGATATTACTTCCCAGCCGCAGAATAACCAAGAGGCCGCTCGTTTCGGCAGCGTGACTGATGCTCTAACTACGTTAGACCTAAGCAATGCTTCCGACTCATTGGGCTTACCCATGCTACGTTGGGCTTTACCGGCGCCATTTATGGCGCTCTTAGAGCTGCTCCGGTCCCCTCAAGGGACCCTTCGTGGCGAGCAACTGGAACTGCACATGGTTAGTACTATGGGAAATGGTTTTACGTTTCCCTTGGAAACCCTAGTGTTTTCCTGCGTCGTAGTCGCTAGTATCAAGTCGATTGGCTCCAAAGCCAAAAGACCGTACTTTGCCGACATTACCGGTCGTGAGCCTAATGAACTCACTGGCCAGTGGGGGGTCTTCGGAGATGACATCATATGTCACAAGCGGGCCACACATCGTGTGATCCGGCTCCTGGACCTCCTCGGTTTTGAGGTAAACAGCGACAAGTCCTTCGTTGAAGGGTCTTTCAGAGAGTCCTGTGGTCGCGACTTCTTTAAGGGTCGCGATGTTCGAGGCGTTTACATAAAACGACTTGGAACACCGGAATCTCGTTATGTTGCCATCAACGCTCTGAACGTCTGGTCGGCCAAAACAGGGATTCCCCTGCGTAGGACGGTCAGGCGGCTAGTGGACTCTGTTAGGTGGTTACCAATACCGCCGGCAGAGAACCATGATGCGGGTGTCCGTGTTCCTTTTGAGATGGTTCGCGAGTTCATTAGGCGAGATCGGAATCTCCAAGCGGTGGTATACCGCCGGAGATCACCGAACCCTAAGGTGCTCACCATTAAGGAGGGTGAAATACGGACGCCCAAGCAGATGAAGCGTCGCCACTACAACCCTGAAGGGTTGATGCTGGCGTTCCTTCATGGCAGCATTCGTGACTGCCGCATCTCACTCAGGCAGAGTGGGTTGCGGTACCACACGAAGCAGGGAATAACCCCTTACTGGGATTATATCCCTCCTACTGGGGACATTGCGTCCCTTTGTGGTGGACCGCGCTGGGAGAGCGCGGTGGAGATCAACCTGAACGGTTGACCTTTTGGGGACGGTCGGGGGTCCAAGTAGAGTTCTCAGCTCCTAATCTGCACTCGCAGGGAGCTGACTAACTCGAAAACGGACCCCCGGCCAACAGGCTTTCAGCCTTGGG